ATTAGGATTTCAATAGCGGGAGGGGACGCTGTATGGGAAACGCTCCCCAAGGCGAGGATGAGGTTCTCGCGTCAAGTGGCTGAGGAGTTGCTACACCGATACGGAGCCTTTGCCCACATGCATGCCCTAGAAGCCATGGAGTCCCGCGACCAAGTCCATTCACGGGTTTTGTGGCGCGATGTATTGACAACGCTAGATGAAATTATTAACGAAAGGAAGCAAGATGATACAGCTAAGTTACGCACGACTGAAGCGGATAAGCCATGACGAAAAGCCCTATCGGGGCAGCACAAACCGATTCCCCCTTTATAGGCGCATACAGAACACTAAATACTTCTTAGCTGAGGAGGAGAACGGCGAGACCATCTTCAGAGTTATGAATGGATGGATTTACTCCCAACTACCCATCACGCTTGAGGAAGCCGCTGAGTTCACGAATCAGGGTAAGAATATTTACTATGACTCGACCAATGGGCAAAACTATCTGTGGGTACACAAGCCCCATGAGATGGGCGTTGTGCGTTCGGACAACACCTTTGAATTCACAGCGAATGGCTACCCCCAAGGTGCGCGTAAGTTTCTTAGCGATGCAAGCTATGGGTACTTCAGTAACGACTCACGAAGGGGTGGGATGGTATTCAGAGGAGCGAGGGGGTTCTATCCCATACACGAAGGCATGCGGGTGGACATCAAGACCATGAAGCCTACGAAGGACATCACCATCATCGGTAAGTATGTCAATAGGAAAGCATCTAGGAATCTGATGGCTAACCACAAAGACTTCTTTACAGTAACTGAGACCATGTGCAAGGCGATGACTCTTGAATCATGGTTGGACACAGCTAAGACTATTTATCTTGAGTATGAGATAGAACATAAATTGACTGCGGAAATCTTAATGCTTGCTGAGGCAATGAAGTCTTCCGCACCACTTGATGCAATGACCCTCTATGCGTTTGGTGTGAATAGTGATTTCAGATGGAGGATTAAAAACCCGTCGTCATGGCATCACCATAAGGATGCGATAGATACATTCAATGCGATGAAGGCTAGGCTGTGCAAGCAAATCTACAAGGAGAACGAAAGCACATTTAAGACTGTGACCTATGAGGCGGGCAAGGTGTACCCGCCTAGCATGTGGGGCTACACCCTAATGGTTGATGGCGTTGAAGTTGAACAATACGGACATGGAGTATGAGCATGACATTATTTCTTGATGGGTATGAGAACAGCACGATTAGACATGAGTTGATGGAGTCACCTGCGTTCCCACTAGTGCGTGAGATCGTATTCAAGCATGGCTTGCGCGTGGCGCGGCGTACCAACACGGGATGGCTGATGTGCAACCAATACGGCATCGCCGTAGGCAAAGCTAACTGCACTAAGAACCCCGAAGGCGTACTGGAATACACATGGCGTTCGCCCTACTACATGAAGGAGCGCGGCTCAGACAGGGCCGACAAAGAGACTATCCATAGTGCAAAGCTGTCCTCATTGATGGGTGTGCTAAAGGCTAAGAGAGTCATCCCGTCAGCAGCAGTCATGGTTGAGAAAAAGATGAAGATGCTTGGTTCGCCGGTACGCTACCTGAGGCGTTCGCTTGGTAATTCACAGAAGGATGTTGCCATGCACTCCGACACTGTTCACGCTTTGCTTGCCTACTACTTGCATGGTGAAACCGATAGTCGAGGGCTATCAATCGATCGAAGTGAATGTAAAAATTTACTTGACAAATGTGATAAAGCTGATAGCATCAAGCGCATGAAAGATGAGAAATGTGATGCGTTCTTCCAAAACCCTTTCTACATGATTGGCGTGGACGAGTTTGGTGACTATCTCATTGGCAAGATGCGTATGGTTCCGACTGAGGTGAGGGATGACCCCAAAGTGGAGGTGATTGAGCAGTTCAAGCGTTACAAGTCCATAGAGGATTACCCTGACCTACTTGCGTTTATGACCATGACCAAAGCAGTTTATGAGAACAAAGAGCAGCACATGCATTGTGGGCTACCTGTTGCTGACGAGTACAACGATTCACTTGACGCTGTGTTCTTCTACGACACGCGCCCGACTCACTACGACCACACCTATGTGGTGACCCCATGCTGACCCCTGAGCGCAAAGTCAAAGACAAAGTTAAGAAGGTACTCAAGGAGTTGGGTGCGTACTACGCCATGCCTGCTACGGGTGGATACGGCAGTAGTGGTGTGCCTGACTTTCTTGTCTGCTACTGCGGGCGGTTTATCGGGCTTGAGTGTAAAGCTAATGGCGGCAAGACCACAGCGTTGCAAGAGAAAAACCTATACGACATCCGCAAGAACGGCGGTACTGCGTTCGTGGTTGACGAGAACAATGTCGGTGACTTGCGCGAATTGTTAGTTGAGTTTTTTGTAGAGGATACCGAATGAATGAACAAGATTTAGAGCAACTGCGAGAAGTCCATGCGGGGCTTGCAATGGTGGGTCTTTTGATGAAAGGAGTTTACGACGAAGACATACCACGCCGCGCGTATCAACTAGCAGACTCTATGTTGACAACGAGGTCAGAATCCGCTGGCATCGTATCAGTAAAACGCCATCTAAAGAAGGAGAAGGCACATGACAGTAACTAAACCGAAACTGAAGAAGCACAAGTGGGGCGCAATGCACGATAAGGTACTTGCGATTGGACGAATGTTACGCAGCGGACAGAAGCCCGATGTGAAGACACTTGCCACGCAGTTCAAATGCACAGACAAGTATGTTTATTTGCTTATTGCAGAGGCTCGAAAGATGACCGGCATAACTAAGACCCCATCCAAAGGTGGGGCGCAACTTAGCAACCGCAAGCTGAGGATGCAGAGTAGTTCAATGGAGTTACCCATCACGATGGAAGAGCCTAAGGCAGAAATGGTTAACAGCCCCGCACACTACACAGTAGGCGGTATCGAAACTATTGACTACATCCAAGCGAAGCTAACACCTGATGAGTTTCGTGGGTACTTGAAGGGCAACGTCATCAAGTACACGAGCAGGGCGCAGTACAAAGAGTACCCTGAGGAGGATATTGACAAGATGGTTTGGTACGCTCTCAAGCTGCAATCTATCAAGAATTAACTTCCTTGAGAAGGCATGGTTCGCCATGCCTTTTTTTGTATCTATTGAATTTACTATTTAAGGATTAAGAAATGCTCACAGGACTAGAGATACTGATAGCGCGAATGAAAGACCACCCTGAGGAATTCCTCATGCGGCGCAAGTGGGATGAACTGATAGAGCACTACGGGGAATACTTCACCAAAGATGAACTGGAAGCATACAAAGCCGCCCGTAGCGAGATGATGCGCGACCTGTTCAACGAAGCGGTACTCAAGCGACTCGCGGGCGAGGAAGATGATGAGGGTCAATCACAACCTAGCACTGCGAAATACAAGGCACAAGAAAGATACAGCCAAGGGTGGACAGACCCCCGAGCCATATTTGGACAGGCCATAGCAAAGCAGGAAGGACAGCTAGTAAACAACTCATCGCTTGCCGCACAACAAAATGCTTATCACGCCGCAATTCAACAGCGGCTTTATTCTGAACAGCAAGGGCTACTACAAACTGGTAGCACCCGCCTCTTTGGATTATGAGCATCATCACTCTCGACTTTGAGACCTACTACACCAAGGGGTTGGGGTTCAAGACTCAGACCACCGAGGAGTATGTGCGCGACAGGCGCTTTGAAGTGATAGGCGTGGGCGTGAAGATAGACGATGCACCGGCTACATGGTTCTCAGGGACTAAGGTTGAGATTCATAACTATCTGTCCACGCTCCCGTGGGACACTAATGCCCTGCTGTGCCACAACACCCTGTTCGATGGATGCATCCTTAGCTGGCACTTTGGGGTCAACCCTATGTTCATGCTCGACACACTTTGCATGGCGCGGGCACTTCACGGCGTGGACGTAGGTGGGTCACTGGCATCACTTAGTGCGCGCTATGGCATTGGCAAAAAAGGCGATGAGGTTCTCAAAGCTGAGGGCAAACGTAGGGAAGACTTCACCAAAGAAGAACTTGCTACATACGGCGACTACTGTATCAATGACGTGGAGTTAACTTACAAGCTATGGCTAGGTTTGTCGAGCGCGTTCCCTGATGATGAGTTGGGCCTCATTGATATGACGCTGAGGATGTTTACGCATCCGGTGTTCATGGTTGACGATGCGTTGCTGCAAGACCGCGCTATCGAATTGAAGGAGGAGAAGCTAGCGTTGTTGGAGGGCTTGATGGGCGTGTTGAAATGCAACGATGCTGAGAGCGTTCGTAAGAAACTGGCAAGCAACAAACAGTTTGCAGAGGTGTTAACACTCTTGGAAATCCCCGTGCCTATGAAGACTAGCAAGACCACAGGCAAGGAGACTTATGCGTTGGCTAAGAACGACGAGGAGTTTCTAAAGCTGTTGGAGCATGAAGACCCGACTGTTCAGCAGCTATGCGCTGTGCGCCTTGGCACGAAGTCAACCATCGAAGAGTCACGCATTGAGAGATTCATAGATGTAGGCAAGCGCAACAAGGGGCGTCTACCTATCCCCTTGAAGTACTACGGCGCACACACAGGCCGGTGGGCTGGCTCCGACAAGGTGAACTTCCAAAACCTTCCGTCAAGGGATAAAAAGAAGAAGGCGTTGAAGAACGCAGTCATTCCGCCCGATGGTCATGTGGTCATCAACTGTGACTCTTCTCAGATTGAGGCAAGGGTGCTTGCGTGGCTGGCTGGTCAGGATGATGTGGTCAAGCAGTTTGCCGATGGTGAGGATGTGTACTCGGTATTTGCATCCAAGATTTATAAACGCCCCATCTCCAAAGCTGACCCTATCGAGCGTTTTGTGGGTAAGACTTGCATCCTTGGGCTTGGCTATGGCACTGGGAAATTAAAACTACAGCACACGTTAAAGACTACGCCACCGGGGATCACGGTCTCAGAAGCCGATGCAGATAACTATGTTGAGATTTACCGCGAGACTAACGACAAGGTTATACAGTTATGGAAGGATGGAGATAAGGCGTTAAAACATCTAGCGAGTTGGCCTGACAAGATGGTGAAGGGCCAGTTCGTTAAGGGCACACCTCAGCCGCCGTACTACTACGGGAAGACCAAATGCGTGATTGTGCGTCCTGACGGCATCCAATTACCTAACGGCCTGTATCTTCGTTACCCCGACTTGAAGTGGGACACCGAAGGAAGCAAGTCAGGGCATGTCTACACCTCACGCAAGGGTAAGGTCTCCATATGGGGCGGCACACTGGTTGAGAACGTGGTGCAAGCCTTGGCGCGAATCGTCGTGGGGGAGCAGATGCTCAAGATAAATCAACGCTATCGCGTGGCGCTGACCGTCCATGACGCGGCAGTGTGCGTGGTTCCCGAGGAGGAACTATCTAGTGCCTTAGCTTACATCGTCGAGTGCATGTCTGTGCCCCCCGATTGGGCTAGGGGTTTACCCGTAGCGTGTGAGGCAAGTCATGCAAATAGCTACGGAGAGTGTTAATATGTCAAACGAAAGGACTCTTATGCAAGCTGAACTGATTTTCAAAATACCCGAAGAAACCTCTGAATTCATGATGGCCTCATGGGGTCACAAGTATTGGGCGGCGTTGACTGAGATAAACGAAGCGCTGCGTAATCACACTAAGTATGGCGTTTGCAAAACTGACACCATCGCCGTAATAAAAGCTGTGATGGATGACATCAATACATTGATGGAGGAAGTCGTATGAAAGACCAAACACACTTGATGTCGCAGCCAAAAGGTGATGACACATGGATGAGCAAGACAGGCGGTTTTGCCCGTGACATGACCTTGCGCGATTGGTACGCGGGGATGGCTATGCAAGTGCTTAAAGATGACGTTTGGGATTTTGACTTGCTGTGCAAACAGGCCCACGAATTAGCTGATGGGATGTTGAAAGCGAGGGAGGCGAAATGACCGACGAGGATGAAGATTTAATGGTGTCCCTGTTCTTTGTAGCGTTTGCCATCTTCATCACGTTTTTTGTGGGCCTTGCAACCGTTGCAATTCTTTGGAGTTGGTTATGAAAACAGAAGAGGACGAAGCGTTTGAGGACATTGAGCGCAGACAAAGCGGCTTTTATACCAAGCGGAATATGGCAATGCACAAGACGCAAGACCAACATATCTGCCGACACTACAAGCAATGGCAGCA